GTTACCAGTTAAGGCATAAGCGGTTTTAATTGCTGTGCCAGTAGCGCCAGCGCCTGTGTACACAGCTAATTGCGCTGTGGTCAGGTCAACAGATGCGTTGGTAACAATGATGCTTTGAACAGAAACGCGACCACTTGATAAAACAGTAGCAACAGTGTCTCCGACTGAGTTTAAATTTACGCCCTCAGCAGACGCAATCAAACGCAGGGCTTGGTTGGTTGCTAAATTGGTTGGGTGGTTTGTGTTGGTTGTTGCTGGTCCGGGATTTGCCATGATATGTTTTCCTTAAATTGTTTAATGAAACGGGGGTGTTTTAAGCCCCCATTAACCTTTAGGCTGCAACGCGGCAGGCAAGTTCGGGGTACAGCGGGGCCCAGCCATACAGCACATCAACGCGAGTCGGGATCGAATCATTGTTGATAGTGTATTGACGAACCACACGCATTGACAGACCCAATTCCTTATCGCTTGCGCGACCAGCAAAGTGAACGCCATCAGGCAATTCCAAGTCAGCACAGGCCAAGGTGAAAGCATTTTTGTGCATCACAATATTCTGTGGAGACACAGTGCCAGTGTTGTTGAATGGAGTCACAACAGCGGATGCGCTGGTGGAAGCCAAGCTAACGTTCTGGAACTGACCACCAGTAATCACGGCAGGGCTTACGGTCACAGAAGTTGTGCCAGAAGTTGCCACGGTCACAGGGGCGGTCACCACAAAGTTACGCAGGCGGTTGCTGCCGTAGGCTTGACGATTCTGTGGGTTGACAGCGAAAACGCCAGCAATTGTGATCACATCACCTTGTTTCAAGCCAGCAGTTGCTGTAGTTGCGGTCAATGCAATGGTGGAAGTTGATGCCCAGCCAGTTGAAATGAAGCCAGTACCAGTGGTGGTGGCGCAAGCCAAGGTAGCGGTTGCATATGAACCGAATGTTTGCGCCACAACGTTCTGATCCATCTTCCAGTTCATGCCTGCTGAGTCGCGACCCATCATGCCTTTGGTGTACTGGCTTGCGATTTTGTCTGAGGGAACAAACAAACCTTTCAAGCTGTCAACAATGGTTGCGCCTGTAAACGGTTCAACGATACATGAACGGCGACCGTCACGGGGTGCGCCCTCGCTGTCAAGATAAGCACCAGCGGTTAAGTAGGTGATCAAGCCAGTTGGGGGTGTGCCAGCAGTACCAACAATGTTGGCGGTGTTGTTTTTAGCCATTGTTAGACCATCAAAGTCGATCTTGTTGGCAATAGCCGCAACAGCAGGCTTCAACACACGGTCAGAGAACATATCCAAGGACAAAGCCAAGTCTTGGCTGTTGAACTGGGTATCAACGTGGAACTGTGTGGACAGGGTGACAGGCACTGAAGTCTCGTTAAAATCTTCAACGTTCAAAGCAGGGCCAGTTGTGCCGATGAAACGACCGGGTTTGCGGACGTTCAAAGTAGCACCGATCTTTGCGCCAGTTACGGCAAATTGATCGTCATAGTTTCTTTCGACTTCGCTTGAGAAAGTCAACTCGTTTTCCAAGACCATCAACGCTTCGTTGGTGATCATGCTGATGGTAAGCAGATTATTGCTCATTTTATTTCCTTAAAAGAATGGGTTTAGCGAATCTTTCCAGCCAATCGTGCCGCCCTCCAAGCCTGATATGAACCATGAAATTGACCATCACTGGTCAGGTTTACATCACGCCCGTTGGCTGCTGATCTGATTGGATTGATCGGCGCGGGTGCTTTACTTTTCCCAACAACAGGCTTTGCATCAGTCTTTTCGTACTGCGCTTCCAACCTCCCAATTGCTCTCAAGGCGGCGGTCAAGGTCATGCCTTGCAGTTTTACAGCAAAGTCAGGATTTTCGGCAAGGTGATACAGAATGCGTGGGCCAACATCTGATTCAAAGATTGCATCCCGCACTTCGTTACTAACAGTAACGTCTGTGGAATTAACCATGTCATCAAAGTCTGGCATTTCAGCTTTAGCTGCCTTTACCCGTTGACCCCATGCGTCTATTAGCTTGGCGTGTTCAGCGGCGGCTTTAGCCTGCACTTCCTTTTGCTTCTCTTCCTGCAATCGCTGTTCCACTCGATAGTCAGTTAACGCCTTGGCGTATTCGTACATATCGCTGAACTGCTCTGGCAAAGGTTCTGTTTCGGCTACTGGATCAGCTTTTGGCTGAAACTTAGCCTCCAAGTCCCTTACCTTTGCTTCCAATGACTCCCTTGCTTCACGTTCCTTTCGGGCTTCTTCCCTAGCGGCTTCGCGTTGCTTGGTTATCTCTGAAAACCGTCTTTCCAGCTTGGGATTTTGTTTTTTATCCTCTGTTGCTGTCGCTTCGTTCTCTACCTCTGTCGGCTCACTCTGTCCTTGCTCAACCTCTTGCGGCTCTGCCTTTTCGACAGCCTCGCTTGGGAGTGGATCAGCTAAACCCATTCGTTTGGCATTAAATTCAGCTAAATTTTCACTTGTCACCACATTGGCGGCAAGTCGTTCTGCTACTTCTGACATTGAGTTTCCTCAAAGAATTCACCCAGTTGACCCAACTGGTAAGGTTTTGTGGTTTTTACCACGAAATTATTTGCCTGTCAATCATTGCATTGGTTGTTCAAATGTTTGTTGCATTGGCGGTTGCATTTGTTCCTGCATTGGCTGCTCTTGCGGTTGCATTGGTTGTTGCTGTGGATTAATAAATGGGTTTGCTTCGTGCGAAATGTCTTGCGCCCCTGCCATTGCAAACTGTTGCTGTTCCGCGTTAAGGCGGTCAATTTCCATCATCAACTGATCGGCAGGCATTCTTGCAATAAGCATTTTGACCAACGCATCAATTTCAGTCTTGTTTTGGCTAGTGATTGCATTAAGGTTAGTTTGATTAACCTTGGCTTCATTGATGGTTTCTGTGTTGTGCGCCCTTGCGGTAACGTCCATAAGTTTGCGTCTAGTAGCGCCCTCTTCGCGGATTTGGGCAACCTGACCACGGTTGTTAATTTCCAACTGGGCGGCTTGCAATTGCTGTTGCATCTGCTGAACTTGTTGCTGTGCTTGCGCCAAACGCATCTGAACTTCAGGCGGTATATCTGACTTCTCATCAATATTAGCCATAGGGTTCATGGCGGCTAGGCGGTCAGCGATTACGTCAGCACCGGGGAAGTCCATGTTCCTAAACACCAAGTCACCCGCAATATTGAACAATTGCTCATTGCCTGTTAGCAAAGGCATCATGGCTTCAACTGCCTGCTGGCGCTTGCTTTGGAAGCCGGGGCCTGTGTCCATCACCACATCATATTCACCAACGGTCACATCATTCAAAACCTCATTAACTTCGTTCTTTTCGTTAATCACGGTCATGTCAGGTTGACCATCTGAACCAATTATTCGCATTACCCTTTGCGTGTCATAGATTTTAGGTATCAAGTCCAACAGGATTTTGCCTGTATGCCTGATGGATCGGGTCATGTTGTCGTAGAAGTGGAAATTGCTTAGATCAGTCTGATTTTGCTGACCCTGCAAGGCTTTGCCTGAAATGTTGCCACTTGGTAACTGGTTGGGGTCTAAGATGCCTAACACCATCTGCAAATCGGCAGAAATAGCGGCGGCGGCTTCCATGATGCCTGATGGTGGTGGTTCGGGTTGCAGTCTAGTAGGAACTGGGGCGGGTTGCCCCTCAATGTCTTTTTGCTTGTAACGCAGCACAGGGCTAGACTTAATGTTAGCCAGAGCCCATTCGTTCTCGTGCCCCTCATCCTGACCCTCTGCTAGCAACCATTTTGCCTTTGGTGCAAGGGCAACCGATTCGGTCATGCTGGTGCGCCAGAAGTTGTACATACGCTGTGGGTCTTTGGCAAACCGCACCAAGCCATATTTCTTGCGCTTATCGTCCACAATAACCTGTGCGCCATAGCAGGGAACGACTGGGATGTACTTACCAGCCCAAGTCTTTTCTTCCAAGATTTCTATAGCGGTCATCTTGACCCACTTCACCGCCTTGCGGAAAGATTCGCGTTCATCCACCACGGTCAATCCTGCAGCTTCTACACGTTCAAAGAACCTTTCCGAATCAGCAAATTGTCGTGTGCCATCACTCAGCAAATACAGCTTGGCACGTTCACGTTCAATATAGAAGAACTCAGCAATTCGAATATCTTCCTTGGTTATCCAGCTTGCCGTGTCATCCCCTGTTGACCGCTGGGTGAAGTTAGCACCGTCATCAGCGTCAGGGTAATAATCCTTAAAAACCTTT